TGGAGCCGGAAAAGGCGAAAACGACGTTGCGGTTCACGCTTTCCATTCCGCTGGAGGTTGCGACAATCATTCCGGCGGGGACACGCGCAACGGTTGACGGGGAAATCATGTTTCAAACGCTGGAAACCCTGACAATCCTTGCGGGCGACACAAGCGGGGACGTTGCCGCGGAATGCCTGACCGCGGGGGAAATCGGAAACGGGTTCGTTCCGGGACAGATCAATCAGCTTGTAGACATCTTCCCGTATTTTGGAACCGTGCAAAATGTGTCCGAATCGGACGGCGGAGCGGACAAGGAAAGCGACGCGGCCTTTTATGACCGAATGCGGGAGAGCATGGAAACCTTTTCGACCGCAGGGCCGCTGGGGGCTTATGAGTATTTCGCAAAAACCGCGTCGGCCTTGATTGTGGACGTGAAAGCAACTTCCCCGGAACCGGGGGAAGTTGACGTGCGGGTTCTGCTTGCAGGGGGCGAATTGCCGGGAACGGAAATGCTGAAAACCGTTTCGGACATTCTGAACGCGGACAATGTGCGCCCCCTGACCGATCACGTTACCGTTGCGGCCCCTGAAACGGTTTCGTATGCTATCGACTTCACCTATTACACGCAAGAGGGCGGAGCGGTAAGCGCGGAAACGGTGGCGGCAAATATCGCCGCGGCGGTTCAGACGTTCCGCGAATGGCAGGGGGCAAGAATGGGGCGGGACGTGAACCCGTCCTATTTAACCGCCCTGCTTATGCAAGCGGGCGCAAAGCGCGTTGAAATCCGTTCCCCGGCCTTTGCCGTCGTTCCTGACAATGCGGTTGCGCTTTTGAGCGGGAGCGCGTCGGCGGTGAACGGGGGTGCAGAGAGTGAATGACCTGTATTCAATCGACTTTACACGTTCGCTTCCGCCCGCCCTGAAAAACGACCCGAATATGCTTGCGCTTGCACAGACCATAGCGGAGCAATTACAGGCCACGGCACGGCAGATCAAGCAAAACATAATCTATGCCCGCATTGACGAACTGGACGAACAGACCCTTGATATTTTGGCCTATGATCTCCACGTCGATTGGTACGACTATTCTTACCCGATAGAGGTAAAACGGCGGACTATTAAAGACAGCGTAAGGGTACACAGGCGGCTGGGGACAAAGTACGCCGTTGAAACCGCGCTGGGAGCCGTATTCCCCGGCACAAAGGTTCAAGAGTGGTTCGAGTACGGCGGCGACCCGTTCCGCTTCAAAGTGATTATCGGCGCGGCGGAGGGCGTGACAGCCGAACAGCAAGCGGCAGTATTGGAGCGGGTGCGGTTCTATAAAAATTTGCGTTCCCATTTGGAAACGATCAGTTACCAGATGGAGCAAGCGACGACAATTCACGTCGCCGGGTATCACGCAATAGGAACCCGCCTTGAAGTGTGGCCGTATTTGGCGGACAACTTCACAGAGGAAGCAACCGTGTTTGTCGGGGCCGTTGCGACGTTTGCGACGCGGCTTGAAATCAATCCGTCGCTTACAAACTTCATCACGTCCAGCGGGTCAATGCTTTTCGGCGGCTACACACAGCAGACGCGAAAGCTTCAAATTCAACCTTTGAGAAATGAGGGATAGACAATGCCAGAGGAAACGACAAAAAAATTCGGAACTATCGTAACCGACGTGGGGACCATGCGAACCCGCGAAGCGGTGCTGGAGGGTAAAAAAATCAACCTGACAACCCTTGCCGTCGGCGACGGCGGCGGGGCCTATTACGTGCCGTCGGCAGATATGCAGGGCCTAAAAAATGAAACTTGGCGCGGGGACGTGTCCAGCGTGACCGTCAACCCTGATTCCCCGAACATGATTGACGTTATAGCGGTTATCCCCTCCGACGTGGGCGGGTTCACTATCCGCGAAATGGCGGTTCTGGACGACGGCGAATACACGATTGCCATTTGCAACACGCCGGACACGGAAAAAGTCATAATTACCAGCGGCGCGGCGGGCGAAGTTGAAGTGACAATGCACATCGAGTTTTCAAACACGGGAATTATTACGTTCATCGTTGACCCCTACGCCCTGACCGCGACGAAAAAGGACATTCAGGAACATAACGCCGCGCAGACGGCCCATGAAGCAAAGTTCGAGCAGAAAGCCGACGTTACCGACCTGAACGCCCATGTAAACAACAGCGATATTCACGTGAACCCCACCACAATGGGAAACTATGACACGGCTATTTCCGGCCTGATCGAGCATACAGAGGACGCAGACATTCACGTTTCGGCGGAAGAAAAGGCCGCATGGAGCGCGGCGGTTGAAACAGCGGCAAAGGCGGCAGAGGACGCGGCGCAAGCCCTGAATCTTGCCGCGGGCCTTGAAAGCCGCATTGCCCGTGTGGAAGATGGACTTTTCAATAACATTACCGGGAACCCGTTTCTTGTGTCTTTTGATTCCCTTGACGGAATCATTCTGACTAAGGGTATTTGGAACGCGGAACGGCAGAGAATCGAATGTTGACGGAATATGCTTGCACACGCCGGGAACTGTCCTGCATAATTGGGAACCTGTTTACAGAAATTGAACCGCCTTGCGAACGGTGCGGGGCCGCTGACGTGCTGACGATCAGCGGGACAACCTACACCGGGGCGCGGGCGGTTCTTACTGTCACAGAACACGGGTTCACGTTTGACGGGAACCCGGCGGAGGTTGCGCGAATCAGGGAAAGGCGGTGTTTGAAATGAACCCGCCGCCGAAACAAGCTGAACAAAGCGAATTTACCATAATCACAAAGGCGAAAGACCTTGTAAAGCATACATTCCGAATGACGAATGACAGGCGTTTTCCGAAAAAGTATCGCTTTACTATTGTGAACCGATTACACGACCTGACGATTGATATTTTCCAGCATATACAGGAAGCAAACGAACTTGACCTTGCCGACCTGCAAGAGTTCCGGGAACGAAGATACGAACAGAAAAAGGCTTTGACAAAATGCAAGACAGTCCTTTTTCTGATTGAACTTTCCCTTGAACTGGAACTTATTTCAAACGATCAATGCGCCGCATGGACAAAAGCCGTTTTGGACGTTAAGTACATGACGGCGAAGTGGCGCAAGCAAGATCAGCAGAGGGCGGCAACTATGCAGAGAGGGACCCCGGCGCGGCGATAAAGCCCGCCGGGTTTTCTTTGGGGTATGCCTTGTAGCGTCCAACTCGTACAACGTCCGCAACGTCAATTCCTCCGGCGCGATGAACTGGAACAACGCGTACAACGGCAACAGGGGCGTTCGCCCGCTTTGGTGGATTTCCGCGATTGAGTAAGCCAAAAGCCGAAAACAGAGGCCCACTATCAAAGGAAGGTGTATCCCTCCGCCGCGGTGAGAGGGCGGCGGTAAATACAAGATTGGTGAAGCAAGGCCCACGGGAACCAGCTTCCGCCCCGCCGCGGGCGCGTGGCGGGGTCCGATGATGAAGCATTGACGGGGTGGGAAACGCCCTGCAAGGCGGATTCTATACACGGCAAGGAGTTTTTATAATGACAGACGCAGATTTTACGCGGGTATATGATTTCGGAAACCTGTATGCAGGGTTCCTGAAAGCCCGCAGAGGTAAAAGGGGCAAAGCCAGCGTCGCAAAGTTTGAAGCGAATTTGCTGGAAGCAATTTGCCTACTTTCGGAAATGCTGAAAAACAGGACGTATAAACCGTCTGACTATTTCGTTTTTCGGGTGTACGAACCGAAAGAGCGCGTCGTTATGACAAACGCGTTCAAAGATAAAGTCGTTCAGCATTCCCTATGCGATAACATACTTGAACCAGCATTTTCCCGCGCCTTTATTCGGGACAACTACGCTTCACAGCGCGGGCGCGGGACGCATGACGGCCTATACAGGCTGGAAGAGTTCATGCGGTCCTATTATTTTTCACACAAGGCAAAGGCGGAGCGGGAGGGCCGGGAGGAGGGGTTGCCGCGGCCCGCCCCGCAAGCCGCCGATTACGCCGACGGCTGGGTTCTCAAATGCGACATATCGAAGTATTTCTATTCGATTCAGCATGAACCGTTAAAACAGATGGTACGGCAGTACGTCAAAAGCCCCGGCGTTCTATGGCTTGTCGATATGATTATTGACAGTACGGAGAATCCGGGCGTTCCGATTGGAAATCAAACTTCACAATGGTTCGCGGTCATGTACCTTTCGGGGTTAGATCATTTCATCAAGGAAAAGCTGGGTATTCGCTATTATGGGCGGTATATGGACGACTTTTACTTGATACATGAGGACAAGGCGTACTTGCAGTATTGCCGCCGCGAAATAGAACGGTATGTTGCCCGGCTGGGGCTGACCTTGAACAACAAAACGAACATCTTTCCTTTGCGGAACGGTATTGACTTTTTAGGGTTTCATTCATACCTGACCGACAGCGGCAAAGTGATTCGGAAAGTAAGGAGGGCAAGCAAGAGCAATGAACAACGGAAGCTAAAGAAACAGCGGGCTTTGCTGGACCGCGGAAAAATCACCATGCGGGAGATTAAACAATCCTACGGAAGCTGGCGGAGCCACGCGGAAAAGGGGAATTGCTATCACCTTATCCGCGAAATGGACCAACTGTATAAAACCCTATTTGAAGAAAAACTTTCAGAAAAGGAGTGTGTCACATAATGGCAAAAGCTTTAAGTTCTCTTGCCGTCGGTACATTGGTAAAGGACACGGGAACGCTTTACAATGGCAAGCCCATTGTCTGGAAGATTGCCGACAAGGGCCACGCGGGTTATCCTGCAAATTCCGTGACGCTGATTACAGAACGCATTATTTCGCTGAAATGCTTTGACGCTATCGAATCAGGCAACAGCGACAGCAACCGCCGATCTTACGGCAATAACCGCTGGATTTACTCAAATATCCGGCGGTGGTTGAACAGTCAAGCGGCGGCGGGCAAATGGTACGCCGCACAGCACAGCGCAGACGCGCCCCCGTCGAACGCTAATGTATGGAGCAACTACAACGAATACGACGGGGAAGCGGGCTTTCTTGCGGGGTTCTCGGCAAGCTTTGTCGCCGCCTTGCTTACTACGACGCATACCGTCGGCAAAGCGTCGGTAGACGGCGGCGGAACCGAAACTTGCACAGACAAAATCTTTTTCGCGTCGTCAACGGAAGTCGGCTTGACGGGCGACGTTGTATGCGGGAGCAAGCTGGCCCTGTTCACGGACGACGCTTCCAGACGGGCGAAACCCACGGCGGAATGTGTGTCGAAAAGTGAGTACACAAACAGCAGTTTCAACACAAATTCGTTTTGGTACTACTGGCTTTGCGACGCTTACGCGTCCAGCTCGTACAGCGTCCGCTACGTCAATTCCTCCGGCGCGGTGGACTGGAGCAACGCGTACGGCGGCTACAGGGGCGTTCGCCCGCTTTGTAATTTGTTATCTTCAATCTTGGTATCTGATTCCCCGGATTCTGACGGCGCATATACAATCATTTGGAATCGCGCCCCCAGCACGCCGCCCAGCCTGACGGTTCCGACGACGGTTCGCGGCGGGCAAACCCTGACCGTAACGTGGGGGACTTCCACGGACGCGGACGGCAATTTGTCCGGGTACATTTTGGAGCGGCAGAACAACGGCGGCGCGTGGAAGCAGCTTTACAAAGGTATCAATAAAACCTATACCGACACGATCACGCAGGGCTGGGAAAGCGTCGCATACAGGGTTAAAGCCTACGACAGCGCGGGCGCAGAATCAGCATACAGCACCAGCCCGACCCGAACCGTCATAAACAACACGCCGCCCACA